CGAGTAAAAGTGCGGAAGATTGATCGTAATGCGCCTGACCTTGATACGATGTTCGAGGACGAGGGCGATCCGCTTGAGCTAGTCGAATATGATGACGAGAATCTGGAGGCCAGCGCTGAAAGCGAGATGTCCGAGATTGTCCGCCAGATCAAGGCGGACAAAAAGGCGCGCTATGAGCGTTTTCGCATAGAGCAGAACAAGCACTATTATCTCATGTTATGTTTCCAGTCGCGTGACCAGCGTGATGAGTTTGCCCAGGCGACCGGCTGGGCCACGGTCGAGGGGCGATTCGTCAACGGACTGGATGTCGCGCGACGTTTGGGCGTAGACATAGAGGCGTTCAAGCTAGAACCGGTAAAGGGGCGGGGAAAGCCCCACCTGTATTCTCGTGAAGAGGTGTTGCCATGAAAACCGTTGGTAAGGGGAGTCGCAAAAAGGGCGCTATCAAGCGCGGCTTTGCCCAGCGCTACGCAGGTAGTGAGGGGCGCTAGATCGAGCCAGTGGTAGTGGCCCACTACCACCACTATTAGGAGTGTTCCGTGGCCAAGATGGGGCGACCTACAAAACTGACACCGAAAGTAATGACCGATCTCTGCGATGCGGTAGAGACCGGCGCTAACTACGTGGATGTGGCGGCCTCTGCCAAGGTTTCGCCAGAGGCGTTGAACAAGTGGCGCGCCGAGGGCAAAGAGATATTCGAGTGCGTGCAGGCCGCAACCGAGCCGGTGGGTTTGATGCCCCGAGAGATGCGCTTGTTGACATTTTACAAGCGATTCACTGCTGCCGAGGGGCAAGGCGCGACCAACTGCGCTACGATAGTTTACAATGCCGCCATGAAGGATCCCGAGTGGGCTTTGCGCTGGCTGGAGCGACGCCGTGGCGAGGACTGGGGCTTGCGGATCAAGCAGGAAATCGAGCACAGCGGCGAGATGCAGATAGTGATGGGATATGTCGATGTACCAAATAGGACTACCGAGACCACACCCAAAACAGGAGCAGGTAAAGAGTGAGGCAGTGCGCTTCAATGTCGTGGATTGTGGTCGCAGATTTGGCAAGACGCTGCTAGGTGAGGATGTGTTACTAGGCCCGGCGGCATTGCACTATCAGCCCGTTGCATGGTTTGCGCCGACATACAAGTACCTGGCCGACGCCTGGCGTGATCTAGTGCGGCTGGTGGGGCCAGCGATAACCGACCACAGCAAGACGGAGCACCACATGCGGCTATCTGGTGGCGGCATTATTGATGGCTGGACAATGCACGAGGCGCCAGGCCGTGGCCGCAAGTACGCCCGCATTGTGGTAGACGAAGCGGCGCTAGAAGCCGAGTTGATGGCAAAGTGGCTGGCCGACATACGGCCCACGCTGAGCGACCTGCAGGGCGATGCTTGGTTTCTGAGCACGCCGAAAGGGCGCAATGGATTCTGGCAGATGTACCAGTGGGGACTTGATCCCCAACGTGATGAGTGGCGCTGTTGGCAATTCCCGACCAGCAGCAATCCGTATATCGCCAAAGAAGAGATTGAGGCCGCGCGTCGTGACTTGCCCGAACGAATATTTCGGCAAGAGTATCTGGCTGAGTTTCTCGAAGACGCTGGGGGCGTCTTCCGTCGGGTCATGGCAGCGGCGGTACTGACAGAGCAGCGCGAGCCAATGGTAGGCCATCAATACGTGTTCGGGGTGGACTGGGGCAAGAGCGCGGACTTTACCGCTATCGCCGTGTGGGACATGACAGACAAGCACCTGGTCTACCTGGATAGGTTCAACCAGATTGGTTATGGATTTCAGACCAAGCGCCTCAAGGCGCTTTACAATCGCTGGCAGCCTACCGTGATGGTCTGTGAGGCGAACAGCATGGGGCAGCCGCTCATAGACCAGTTGCGAGATGAGGGCTATCGAGTGCGGGGCTTTACAACTACAGCGGTGACAAAAACGCAGATCATCGAATCGCTCTCGTTGGCTTTCGAGCGAGGCGACATAGAAATCATCAACGACCCGGTGCTGGTTGGCGAGCTGCAAGCGTACGAAATGACACGGCTACCCTCCGGCAATTTCCGCTACAGCGCGCCAGAGGGGATGCACGACGATACGGTCATGGCGGCTGCGATAGGTTATCATGGCATCGACAGGTTTGTGCCGCGACATGCAGGGAGTTTTCAAGGATGAACGATATCGCGCGCGCGTATAATGAATTGAAGCGCAAAACCACGGCCTATACCAAGCTCTGGCGTTACTATGAAGGCGACCATCCCCTGGTCTATTCTGCGCAGCGGCTAAAGGCGGTCTTTCACAATCTTGACGCCAGGTTCATCGAGAATTGGTGCGCCGTGGTCGTTGACGCGGTGGCCGACCGTATCAATTTGACCGGTTTCGCAGTCGCAGATAATGAAAAGGCTACCGGCCAATTGAATCATGCTTTTGCCCGAACCGAATTGGGCCTAGATAGCGATGATGCGCACCTCGCAGCGTTCGTGTGTGGTGAGGGCTACATTATTGTGTGGCCGAATGACAAAGGAGAGCCGGACGCTTACTACAATGATCCGCGCCAGTGCATGATTCACTATGATTCTGACAATCCTCGCGTGCCGCTGTACGCGGCCAAATGGTGGCTGACGGATGACGACCGCTACCGTATGACGCTCTACTACCCCGAGCGGCTTGAATACTATGAGACCGCTGCTAAGGCGATTGATGTTTACGAGTACACGGCATTTAAGCCGATGGAGACGCCAGCCGCCGCCAATCCATTTGGCGTCGTGCCGGTCTTTCACCTGAGGCGCAGTGGACGGGCTATACAGAGCGAGCTTGCCAACGCGATTCCGCTACAGAATGCAGTCAATAAGCTGCTGAGCGACATGATGGTCGCTGCTGAGTTCGGAGCTTTCCGGCAGCGCTACGTGATCAGTAATATGGATCTCGGGGCGCTCAAGAACGCGCCCAACGAAATCTGGACGATCCCGGCCAACGACGGCCAGGGCGAGGGCACTCAGGTTGGCGAGTTCGGGCAGGCTGATTTGGGCATGTACTTGTCAGCAATTGACAAGCTGGCCAGCGCAATCGCGATCATCACACGCACGCCGAAGCATTACCTATTCCAGCAGGGGGGCGATCCATCGGGCGAGGCGCTTATTGCTATGGAGGCTCCCCTTGTCCGCAAGGCTGGCCGCTACTTGGAGCGCTTTACCGCGACCTGGCGTCGCATTGGGGCTTTTCTGTTGCAACTGCAAGGCGTTACAGTGGCGCCGGAGTCTATCACGCCACTATTCGATGTTGTCGAAACGGTGAACCCACGCATGGCTGCGGAGGTCGGGTTGCTGAAAAACCAGGCGGGGGTGAGCAAACAACAGATACAACGCGAGCTAGGTTATTCGGATGAGCAAATCGCGGCTATGCAGGTGGAAACTGACGCCAGCAGCGCCATGATGGGCGAGCAGCTTCTGACAGCGTTTGATCGAGGCGTCTAGTGGACAGACCAGGGCGTCCAGGGCTAGTCCTGGCCATTGCCCAGCGGCATCGTGATGCATTGTTGCGCATGGAGCGGAGTGCGTCCAGCGAGATGGTGCGGGCCTACGGTGGCATCTGGCAGCGGCTACGCGGCGAGATCGAGGGTCTGCTTTCGCAGCACGCCGGGACTGAGGGCGCGGATGCCGAAACCAGTCTCAATTGGCTATTACAGCGTCGTCGGCTGGAGACCCTGCTGCAACAGACTGAGCGGGAGTTTTTGCGGTTTGCGCCGACGGCAGACCAGCGCATCCAGCGCGGGCAACGAGCGGCGATTGAGCTATCGCAACAGAGCGCACAGGCAATGATCATGGCGCAGGCAGCCGGTCTGAGTGTTGAATGGAACCGCTTGCCTACCGAGATGGTCGAGACATTGGTAGGCACCATGGCCAACGGATCGCCGCTGCGCAGTCTCCTGGACAAGCTGGGGCCGGATGCGAGCGCTAGGGTCCGCAAGGGTATGGTCGAGGGCATGGCGCTGGGACAGAACCCGCGCGATGTGACGCGACGGATTCGTCAGGAGCTGGGAGGCAATCTGGCGAACCTCCTGACGATTAATCGTACTGAGATGCTGCGAGCGGCGCGTGAGGCAACGCGGCAGTCGTACAAGGAAAACAGCGACATTGTGGAGGGGTGGAAGTGGCTGGCTGCCAAGCAAGGTCGTACTTGTGCTATGTGCCTGGCGATGGACGGTACGACACATGATCTCGATGAGATACTGGATGACCATCCTAATGGCCGGTGTTCCATGGTAGGAACAGTCAAGGGCGCGCCGGAAGTCCAGTGGCAACCAACGGGCCAGAAGTGGTTTGCGCAACAGGATGAGGCAACGCAGCGCAAGGTGTTGGGCCCTCCGGCTTTTCAGGCTTATCAAGCTGGGGCCGTCAAGCTGTCGGATTTCGTGGGGCAGCGGCAATCGAAAGCCTGGGGTACGACGCGGTATGCTAAAAGCCTTTCAGAGATTCTAGGCGACGACGCGGGGCAGTTCTACGCACGGCAGCCAAAGGCGCCGACGGGGCCAACGCGCCCAGTCACAGGGCAAGAGCTAGAGCTGACTGCTGAGATTGAGGAAACGAAAACGGCATACAAGGCGGCGCTTGATGCTGGGCAGCAAAACGAAGCCAATGCCATGAAGGGCTACATGGAGTCGCTGGAGCAAGGGCTCCAAGAGGAGCGGGGGATGAACGAGGCGCTGTGGAATGAGTTTGAGATAGCGCCCGACCAGGCGACCGAGGCTCAATGGGAGCAATTGGCGGTGACGCTAGATCGTGAGGGACGCGACCTCTATACCCGGTATACCAAGGAGGGCATAGAGCTCGATGTTATGATAAGGCGTGGGGCCAAGGACAGTGGCTATATGGGCGTGGGTGGCGAAATAGTACGGATCAAGCAAGGCCGATTCAGTAGGCGCGAGGGCCAACGGATGCGGGGCGACCTATGGCAACAGGCAAAGGAATCTTTGCGAGAGATGCAGGGCGACCTCCTAGAGCGGGCGGGGTTCAATCCGTCAGAGATAGCGCAGAGTAACTTTGAGCAACGTACCAGGCTCTTGCAGGAGCTGGGGCAGAAGGACGTATTCACCACTAAGGCGGGCAAGCCTAGCAAGATTGATCTAGTTTCTGCCGAATCTCGCGGGCGCGTAACGGAAGCTATAGATCACGACTTGGCTGCTACGTGTGGGGTCTCGGGGCTAGATCCGCTCAATATGCCCACGCTGGACGCTTACAAAAAGATGGAGTTGGCAGATCGTATTCGGAGCATGAAGCTAACCGATGTGGCTGGCGAAGAGTGGGTTCACGTAGACTTCGATGACTGGGGGCTGTAGTGGCTAATGCACGTGACAAGCAATCGGTAGACCAGGTGATTGCGGCAATTGTCAAGCTATTGTACGAGGTTGGGGCCATGGGGTGGCCGATGCAAGACAAGGGCGCTCTCTTGGCGGCTATCAAGTTACAATTAGCAGAACGCAAGATCGTACAAGGAGCGAAAGATGAGACGTAACATTTCTTGCTTTCCGAGGTGCAAGAGACACCTTTTCTTGCATTCTGCTGCAATCCGTGATATACTAGCGGTATAGATCAAGTTATCCAGCGAGATGCTGGCCAAGCGGGGCGAGACGCCCCAGGAGAATGAACGAGATGTTCACACCACGACGATTTGGGCGTTTCTATTGGGCACCGGACGGCGCAGGCGGCGCAGCGGGCGGCGATACGGATGCTGGAGGCGGTGGGGGAGATCCCCAAGACCCGAAGCAACAAGATCCCAAGCCGCAGAGCCAGAGCGCTCCGACATATGCGACATTGTACGAATCGCTGGATGAAGCCCAACGG